GAGTGTGACCGAGTTCACCGACATGCTGGCCAGGATGGCGTTCCAGGCACGCCTGGCCGGCGAGCTCGAGGAGTCGCTCCGCGATGGCGATTGACCTCAAGCCTGTTGCACCCAAGGCGGCGATCGATGCAATGATCACCCGTGGCATGATCCTTCACCCCAGCTTTGCCTGGCAGGAGGTCTATGCCGAAATCCACGGCACCATGTTCACAGTGGCAAAGTCGGCGGGGTTCGACATCCTTGAAGAGATCTTCAATGGGCTTCTGGTGGCGCTTGAAGACGGCCAGACCTTCCGCGACTTCGCCGATGATCTGATCCCGCTGTTGCAGGCCAAGGGCTGGTGGGGACGGCAGGCGGTGACCAACCCGACAACCGGCGCGCCCGAGATCGCCCAGCTGGGGTCCACCCGGCGCCTGCAGCTGATCTTTGATGCCAATATGCGGGTGAGTTACGCGGCCGGGCATTGGGCGAGCTTCCAACGTAACAAGGTGGCGAGACCCTTCCTGCGCTATGTCCACCTGGTCGGCCAGGAGAACCCCCGGCTGCATCATCAGGCCTGGCACAATGTCTGCCTGCCGGTGGACCATCCCTGGTGGGACACCCACTTCGCCCCCAACGGCTGGAACTGCCACTGCTCGGTCCAGAGCCTTTCCCAGCGCGACGTGGATCGCCTTATCGCAGAGGGCGAGGTGCTGCGCTTCGATCCGCCGGCCGAGCAACTGCGCGAATGGACCAACAAGGTCACCGGCGCCGTCCGCCAGATCGACGCCGGAATCGATCCAGGCTGGGACCATAACCCCGGCAAGTCCGGTTGGACCCCGACGTTGGAGCGCCTCGCCACCAAACCCGACCCCTTAGCAATCCGCTAGAAAGGACGACCACTATGCCCACCATTCCCGCCAACCTACTTGCAGTGGATGATGATGGCGCCAGTTCGGAAGAAATCGCCGTTGAGGCAGGGGCGCCGGTCACTGTGGCGCTCAAGAACTACGTGAACACCGCACGAGTGGCTATCGAGCTCAAGGACGATGCCGGCGACTTCAATCGCATCGGCGAACTGACCGCGATGGAACCGTCGCGGGCGCTGGCATCGCCGGGCAATTACCGGCTGACGCGCATTGCAGGGGGCGTATGTGGAGCGTTCCGTGCTTAGTCCGCTCCAGCCAGTGTTGCTGCCGGTTTTGGGCGCGAGCACGACGCACGCCTTGTTTGCGGGGGGATGGACGCCTCTGGACCTCGGCGCCAGCCTCCTCGCATGGTGGACCGCCGACCGCACTGACCTCATCAGCCTATCGGGTTCGCAGGTTACTGCGTGGGCCGATGTCAAGATGGGCCATACGGTTACTCAGGCAGTCAGTGCCTCCCGGCCCATGTTCTCGTCATCAGTATTCGGCGGATCGCCTGGCGTGGACTTTGACGGGGTGGATGACGCCCTTGTCATGGCCTCGCATCCCTTTCCGCTCGGGGCCAGTCCCTGTGAGATATGGGCGGTTGCGGAGCAGGCAGATAGCGTCGTGCCGGGCGGCGGGGTCAATGTAGTCCGCAAGCTGCTCGATTACGGCCCTTCGGGGGTCTACCAAAATTCGCGCGGCATCATCCGGGGGACTTCCCAGAATTTCTCCAGAGCTGAAGTCTGGGTTGGTACGTCTGGGTCCGCGACATTCGCCTCCCTGCCTGCGCCATCGTTCTTTGGTCGCCAAATGCTTCGCGCAGAAATCGGAGCGACCAGCACCCGACTGACGCTGGACGGCGTTGTCGGTTCTGACTTTGCTGGTGTGCCAGCCACACTTGGCGGTCCGTTGGTCATCGGTGGGCGAACCAATATGGGCAACCATTGGAAAGGTCCGCAACGCGACGTCCTAATCACAGGACCTTTGGGTGCTGAAGATGCCGCGCGGCTCACAACTTTCGCAGCAGCAAGAAGGAACCTTTAGCATGGCCAACAAAGTCGTCATCTTCCCTGTGACCAAGCTGGCGGAGGCGGAAGCATACGCCGCTGCTTGCAACCTGCACTATGCGTCAAATTTCGAGGCCGGGGGCGTCTTTGCCTATATCCGCCCCGACAATTTGGGGCAGCATGTGGTGCCCCTGTACGGGCCGCCCTGGATGCACGACCAGACGCCATTTGTTGAGCCGCCCGAGTGCGCTGCCCTTCGTGTCGACGGCGTAATCCATAATGAGGCGATTTGGCCTGACGACGACAACCCGGTGTATTGACCCCGCACCCCAACATCGTTCGAGGGGGGCGCTGATCTGCGCCCTCTATTAGCCCCGAGCAAACCAGCAACGGGCGGCCAGGTTGCCCTGGCTGGGGGCCCAAGTTTGGCGACCAAACCCCCAAGGTGCCTAATCGTTCACCACACCCGTTGCGCCACGAGGGCGCTCCTTCGGGTTAGAGCGAGTCCACCTGGAAACACCATGACCTCTGAGAACTTTTCCCGCGCCGTTTTGCCGACCGGTACCCCCGCCGCCTATATCGGCGGCAAACGCAACCTGTCCAAGCGCATCACCGCGTTGATCGAGACCATCCCTCACCAGACTTACGCCGAGGCTTTCGTGGGCATGGGCGGCATCTTCCTCAAACGGCGATCGGCTCCACCGGCAGAGCTCATCAATGACTATTCCGGTGATGTCGCGACGTTCTTTCGCATCCTGCAGCGCCACTACACGCCCTTCATGGAAATGCTGCGCTACCAGATCACCAGCCGCCGCGAGTTCGAGCGGCTCAAAGCCAGTGACCCGGCGACCTTGACCGACCTGGAGCGCGCTGCCCGGTTCCTTTACCTGCAGCGGCTGGCCTTTGGCGGAAAAGTGGCAGGACAAAACTTTGGGGTTAGTCCAGGAATGGGCGGCCGGTTCAACATCACCAAGCTCGCAGCCACATTGGAAGACGTTCACGAGCGCCTGGCTGGCGTCATCATCGAGAACCTGCGCTGGCAAGAGTTTGTGGCGCGCTATGATCGGCCAAGCGTATTGTTCTACCTCGACCCACCCTACTACGAGGGCGAGAACGACTACGGCGCCGGCATGTTCAGCCGAGCTGAGTTTGCAGAGATGGCGGATGTGCTCTCGCGTATCCAGGGGCGGTTCATTATGTCGATCAATGATCGGCCGGAGATTCGCGCGATGTTCCGAGACTTCACACTGAACGAAGTGGAGCTGACATATTCTTTGGCGGGAGGGCATCATGCCAAGAAGGCCAAAGAGCTGATTGTCGTCGGTGGAGCGCGAAAGATCTAAATGATCGCCAGGGGCGCGGTTAGGGCGTTTCCTGGCGATTTAGGAATTTGCTAGTGGCCGGGTGCGTGCCGAAGGTCACTCATCACCTTCGTCGCCGTGTATTCGCCCGTTCCGACCCGAAACGCTAGCCTGCGTTTGTCTACTGTCGGGCTCCCCACGATGTAAACCGTTTCATCGTCATCGTAGGTGAGGAGGCCGGCCCAGGTAAGCCTATCCAGAATGGAAACCAGGTCCCTATCATCAAGACCAAAGTCTATTTTCTTATACGCCTTAGGCTCCAGGCTGAAAAGTTTCGTCAACACCGGCCAGTCGTAAGGCTCCAGTTTTTGGATAACCTCGATTAGAACTCGATCGGGCTTTGGCTGCTCGGGATCAATCGCATATCGAATATATGCTGCCCATACGCTCTGAAGCGTGTCGTCGCTTTCGAGCGAAATCGCTTCTAACAGTGGAACAGCCAGCCGGTCGGGGAGCGGGCGCGTTTTGCCCGCCAGTTTGGATTCATCGATGTCATGTTGGACCTGTTGCAGGACTTTCAACCTGTTCCGGAACTTCCAACCTGCCGTAGTGTCGGCAAATGCGTCACCGATGTTGCGGAACCCAGCTCCGAAAACCTCGGTTAGCCATCCACCAGCTTTCTCACTGGAATCAAGGGCTTTACTGGCGAGCTTTGCGACTTCCTGAACTGCCTTAGCTTCTTCAGACATACTACCCCCCTCGTTTTGCTCATTGCATATAGCGCTGGGGCGCCAGCAACCCAATAGGCTAAGCTCCGCATCCAGCAATGCGTAACGCCGAGAACGAACTCCCTATAGGCAAAAGCGAAAGATCTGAAACGCCGCCAGGGGCGCTCTGAATGCGTTTCTGGCGGCAACCATCCTATTTGACCGATCAATCGGGGTCCTGCCCCCTTTAAAACCCGTTTAATGGGCAACGTGGAGTGACTGCGAGCCCACTCATCGCTTCGTAGTGTGGTCATGGTGAGACTGGTCGGCAGTGACCTGTGATGCCCCTGACATCTGTCCGGGCGGTCTGGCCGCAGCGAATGCGCCAACTTGGCCGTCATGAGCAAGCCCGTCAACTCCCCCGTTTTTGGTTTCTCCGCCCTCCAGGACGCAACCGTCCCAGAGGGCGAGGCCGTCATCGTCTGGCACAAGATCATGCCCGCCGGTCAGTTTCAGGGCCGCGACGGCCGTGGTCCGTTCGACGCTGGCGACAAGGCGGCAATGCAGGCAATCGTCGATCGCACAAAGGCCTACTACGCCGGCAGCGAGATCATGCTGGACTATGACCACCAGGTGCTCGGCGTTGGTCCGGGCAAAGGTGGGCAGGCAATCGCCTCTGGCTGGTTCAAGGATTTCAGGGTCCAGGACGACGGCATCTATGGCGCCATAGAATGGACCGCGCCGGCCGCGGCCCGGATCAAGGCCAAAGAGTACCGCTACCTGTCTCCGCTGTTTTCCACCAAGGGCGGGAAGGTCGATCGCATCGACAATGTCGCCCTGGTGAACCAGTCGAACCTTCCCCTCGACGCCGTGGCCATGGCGGCCGACCGTTTCTCAACCCAGAAAGACACCGATATGAATGAGCTGCTCGTCAAGCTCGCGAAAGCGCTTGGCCTTAAGGAAGACACCAGCGAGGCGACTCTGCTGGCCGCCGTCTCTGCATTTGCTATCGATCGCGGCAAGATAGCTGTCGCCGCCGGCCTGAAGGCCGAGGCCACGACCGAGGAAGTCCTGACGGCCATGGCGGCAGCCAAGGCGACAACCCAGGTCGATCCGACACAGTTCGTGCCGATGTCGATGTTCAAGGATCTTGAAGCCCAGGTCGGCGGCGTCGCTGCAGACAAGGCCGCTGCCGCCGCCGACAAGGCGATCGCCGATGGCAAGATCACGCCCGCCAACAAGGATTGGGCCGTCAGCTTTGCCCAAAAGGACCCGGCCGGGTTTGAGGCGTTCGTGGCCAATCAGCCGCAGCTGACCGCCCGCCAGCTCATCCCCGCCAAAGCCCAGGATGGCAAGCCTGCCCTTTCCGATGAAGATCGGGTCGCCATGAGCGCTCTTGGCCTGTCCGAGGAAGCTTTCATCGCTTCCCGCAAACTGGAGGCTAACTAGATGGCCGCTCTGACCAAGGGCCGCACCACGCCCGCACGTAGTGGTGACATTCGCGAGCATGGCGTCAAGGGCGCCACCCATCTGTTCGCCGGCGCCCTGGCCGCGATCACTGTGGCGGGACTGCTGGTGCCGATGTCGGCGGCAGTCGGCCTGCGCGGCCTGGGGCGGTGCGAAGGCGATGCGGACAATAGCGATGGCGCCGATGGTGCCATCAATGCTCGCGTCAGTGCCGGCATCCATCGCTTTGGCAACTCGGCCGGCGATGACCTGATCACCACGGCCGATATCGGCCGCGAGTGCTATGGCGTCGACGACCAGACCGTCGCCAAGACCATGGGCAACGGCGCCCGCTCAGTTGCGGGGGTGGTCTATGATGTCGATGCGGGCGGCGTCTGGGTCGATTTCCGGACTGCAGCCCAGCGCGGCACCGAATTCGAGCGGGTCAACCTACCCACGCTGACCGGCACGCCCGTTGTTCGCATCGTCGCCACTCGTGCTGGCAGGATCAAAAAGATCACCTCGGTGCTGCAGGCGGCGCTGACCACCGGCAATGCCACCATCACCGTGGCCATCAATGGGGTCGCCGTCACCGGCGGCGTGCTCACCATCACCCAGGCGGGCTCGGCTGCCGGCGATGTCGACACGGCCGAGCCGAGCGCTCTGAACATCGTGGCGGCCGGCGACATCATCTCCTTCACGGTCGGCGGCACCAACGCCTCCGCCGTGGCGGCCAATCTCACCCTCGAAATCGTCCGCTAAGCGGCGCTGGAGCACACTACCAATGGAAATTACCGGACCCGCTCTTGCTTCCCTGTTTACCGGCTATAGCGCCGCGTACCAGGGCGGCTTCAATGGGGTGACCCCCACCTATACTCAGATCGCCATGACGGTCACCTCGGTGACCCGGTCCAACGAATATGGCTGGCTGGGCAAGTTCCCCCGCATGCGCGAGTGGATCGGCGATCGTGTGATCAATGCCCTCGGCAAGCACGGCTACACGATCCGCAACCGCTCGTTTGAAAGCACCATCGCTGTCGATCGTGACGATATCCGCGACGACCAGGTCGGCATCTATACGCCGATCTTCTCGGAATTCGGTCGCTCTGCCGCCGTGTTCCCCGACGAGCTTTGCTGGGCGCTATTGCAGGCCGGCGCCACAACGCTGTGTTTTGATGGCCAGAACTACTTCGACAATGACCATCCCGTGATCTTGGAAGACGGCAGCGAAGGTGTCTTCTCCAATGATCTGGGCGGCGCCGGGACAGCTTGGTACCTGGTCGACACCAGCCGCGCCATCAAGCCCCTTGTTTTCCAGTCACGCGAACCATTCCGCCTGACCAAAATGGATGACGACACCAGTCCGGCGGTCTTCTCCAAGAAAGAGTTCCAGTACGGCGTCGATGGCCGCTGCAATGTGGGCTTCACCTTTCCGCAACTCGCTATCCGGTCGCGCCAGACGCTCAATGCCGAGAACTACGCGGCGGCGCGTGCAGCAATGATCGGCTTCAAGGCTGATCACGGCCTGCCGCTGGGCATCGTCCCTGACACCATAATCACCGGCCCGACGCTGGAAGGCGCCGCCAAGGCAGTCGTCCAGAGCACGCTGGTCAATGGCGGCGAGACCAACCCCTGGGCTGGCACTGCCAAGCACATGATGTCGCCGTTCCTGCCCTGATCTGGGCGATCGAGCCTACTCGCCGGCCCCTGTCTCGGGTGCCGGCGGGACTTAGAGAAGCGACCAATCCGGCCGCTTCTGTAAGCCCCGAACCAAGGAAGCCTGCATGCACCTCAAGCGTCTCATTGTCGCGACCCTGGCTGCCACCATGCTGTTCAGCGCATCAGCCTTTGCCGCCGCGCCTGATGTCCTCCGGCTGGACCGGCCAGAACTCGCGCTCGATGTTTGTTACGCGCCAACCACACCCGCGGCCTCGATCGAGATGATCGAAGCTCCCGGCGTCTGCCTGGCGATGAACGAACCGATCAAGATCCGCGCGCCCAATCTGCAGCGCCTGGCGCGCCTGGCAGCCTTCATGGATGCCACCGGCCAACCGCCCATCGTGTCGTGCCCCAACGCTCGCGCTTCCCCTCCCACTTAGCGACGCCCACTCCTCCTGACTTTGACTTTCCGCCGGCTCCGGCCGGCGGGTTTTTCAAAAGGGGTCCATCGACCCTTTCTGTAAAACCCGAGAGGACCACAATGGCCAAGAGACCAACCCGTGCCAAAGCCCCTGCAGCAACCCCCGCGCCAGTCACGCCGGCGCCGCGCGCTATGACAGACGCCGAAGTCGCGGCTCTGGTCACTGCTTGGGATGCAGCCCGCACCGAACTGCAAGACGCCGGCAATGCCGTTGCCGAGCTGCAGTTACGGTTCGATGCGATTGACGCCGAGGAAGACAGTCAGGATCTGAACACTCAGCTCACCGCTGCTCAGGAACGTTCGGCAGCCGCCCAGGCGGCGATCAAGGCACTGACCCCGCTGCCGGAGGGTGTCACGCTCCCCGCTGCAGCCAAACCCAATACCGAGGGGACCACGGCGGCTGCCGTGGCATCTCCGGCCGCGCCAGCTGCAGCCGCAGTTGAGCCGGTCTTGGCGGCAGGCATGGAAGGGTCTCAAACCCAGCCTGCCGCGACCCATACCACCCAGAGCGACGAAGGCCAGGAAGGCGAGACCGGCCCCATTGCCGGTCTCGCCACCGAAGACCCAGAAATCGAGCGGGATAGTGTCGATATCGCGGATGTGGCGCGAGCCGAGTTTCAATGGCAGCTCGACGAGGCCCGCAGTCTGGGCACAGACGAGGCTTTGAGCTTCCTTCAGAGTCGGCGCGCCGAGGTCACCGTCATGGCGGATTTGTGCGTTGAGTTCGGCGCCGCCCTGGACGCCGAGATTGCCAAGCTGGCAACGCCTGCCGTCGACCTGGTTGCCGGCACGGTGACCGTCACTGGCCCCGCTGCGGGTCGCTGGCGTGCCGGGCGCCACTTTACCCCCGAGCCACAGACCTTCGCCCCTGGTGATCTGACCAGCGACGAGCTGGTACGCATGCAGGCCGATCCGACGCTGACCGTCGTTGTGAGCGAATAGGCAGACCATGACCTATTGCAGCCAGCAGGATCTGATCGACCGGTTCGGTGCAACCAAGCTGGTCCAGCTGACCGACAAGGTGAACAAGCCGGCCAGCACGATCGACGCCACGACCGTCACCAAGCGGATCGAGGACGCGGTATCGCTGATCAACTCCTACCTGGCCAAAAAGTACCAGCTGCCGTTGACCGTGGCCGTGCCCGAGGTCCTGACGACTTATGCGATCAACATCACCTGGTTCCTGCTGCACGGCGACGCCGCCGGCAAGGATAGTCCGGTTCGCATGGCCTATGACGATGCGCTGCGCTGGCTGAAGGCGGTTTCCCAGGGCGGCGTCGTCATCGAGGGTGCCGGCGAGATCATCACCCAGGCCGGTGGCGGTCAGATCAAGACCAGCACGCCCAACCGGGTCTTTACCCGCGACAGGATGAGTGACTTCTGATGGCCGGCGTTTCCTTCACGATCGATGACAGCGACGCGCTCGACGCGCTCGGACGCATTGAGCGGGCCGCCAGCAATCCGATCGAGGCCTATCATCGCCTTGGCGCGCACTTTGTGTTCTCGACGCACCGCGCCTTTGAGACCGAGACCGGACCCGATGGTCGAAAGTGGAAGCCACTGTCGCCCCGCACGGCCGCGAAGCGCATTGGCCGTGGTCGACGTCGTGGCTTTGACCATATCCTGCGTTTGTCCGGTCGGCTGCAGCAGTCCGTCAGCTACAATGTCCTGCCCTCCGGGCTGGAGTGGGGCAGCAATCTTGCCTATGCCCGCATTCATCAACTGGGCGGCACGATCACCATGCCGGCGCGCAGCGCCACGGTGAACCTTAAGAACATCCGGCGTAAGGGCAATCGCTTCGTCCGTCCCGGCACCAAGAATGCCCAGAGTCGTATCGCGGCCATCGCCGCGCACAATGTGCGTGTCCCGGCACGGCCATATCTGGGCATCTCGGCCTATGACCGCGAGCAGGTGCCGCTGATCATTGCCGACTATCTCCGCGAGGAGGCCGGTCAATGAGCACCATTCCCGAGATGAAGGCGCGGCTGCTTGAAGGCTCCACCCTATTCACGGTTGTCCTCGGGGCCACTTCGTTTGCCCAGGTCAAAGACCGCCCGGCCGCAGCTCTGCCGGTGGCCTATGTTTTCGTGTCTGAAGAAGAGAGCGACGAGAACGAGCGCCTGACCGGCCCGGTGCTGCAGCGGACCCAGCGCGACGTGTCGGTAGTCTATGTTCTGGAGCATCAGGGCGATGCCGATGGCGGGGACGTCGCCGACCCGCTCGAAGATATCAAAGTCTTTGGCCGGGGCCGCCTGATCGGCTTTGTGCCCAGCGACATGAACGAACCCATCACCCATGTTCGCGGCGCCGTGCTCGAGGCGGCCGATGGCGTGGTGTGGTGGGCCGATACCTTCTCAGCCCCGATCTACCTGATGGAGACAAACTGATGGCCAAGGCCACGACACCCAAACCACCGGCGCGCGTGATGCCAGGCACTGGCGGCCGCTCGATCCGCGACAAGGTGACCGGCGCATTGAGCCCGGCGCCAGCGCCCGAAACGACTGAAGTGGCGGCCAAGCCCGTCCAGGAAGGGAACTGATCATGGCTGAGAGCACAGCACGCTTTGTCCGCAACATGGCAGCGCTGGTAAAAATCGAGACTGATTACAGCACCGATGCTGTGCCGACTGGCCTGGCGAACGCCATGCAGTTCAACAACGTCACGGTCAATCCGATGGCTGGGAGCGAGGTGTCACGGGATCTGCTGCTGCCCTATATGGGCCACCAGGGCGTGATGCTGACGGGCACGCACGGCACGCTGCAGGGGTCGGTGGAACTGGCCGGCGCTGGCGGCGCCGGCGACGTGCCAGCCTACGGCGCACTGCTGCGTGCCTGTGGCATGGCCGAGGTGATCACTGTTGACACCGACGTCGCCTACAACCCAATTTCGGGCGGCTTTGAAGCGGCAACCATCTATTACAATCTCGGTGGCGTGCGGCACATCCTGCTCGGCTGCCGTGGCACTTACAGCCTGTCGCTGGTGCCCTTGCAGATCCCGCGCATCACGTTCAATTTTACCGGCCTTTCCGGCACTATCACTGATACGGCCTTGCCCACGGTCGATCTGACCGCATTCATCAAACCGGTGCCCGTCAACAAGGCCAATACGACCATGTCGTTGTTCGGCTGGAATGCGATCGCTGAGAGCATCAGCATCGACTTGACCGCCACCATCGAGCCGCGTTTCCTGATCGGCGAGGAGAGCATCAAGCTCTCCGATCGCATGTCCACGGGCACCGCCGTCGTCCAGGCAACGTCGTTGGCGACCAAGAACTGGTTCGCTTTGTCCGAAGCCCACACCAAGGGCGCGCTTGCCCTGCAGCATGGCCTGACGGCCGGCAATATCGTCGAATTGGCAGCTGATGCCGTCCAGCTTGGTCGCGTCAGCCAGGGCGAGACCCAGAAGATCGCCAACTACTCGCTGCCACTGATGCTGACCCCGGTGGCAGGCAATGACGAGTTCGTTCTCACCATCCGTTAAACGGCCCTTTTGGCCCTCTTGAAGGCGCGCATTCCATGAAGTTCAAACTGACCCGCGAGCATATCTACCCTTGGCCAGTGAAGGTGAATGTGCCTGACCCCGAACAGGCCGGGGCCATCATTGAGCAGAGGTTCAATATGACCTTCCGCGCCATGCCACTCGATGAAGCCAAAAAGCTAGATGCCGAGATCGCGGCGCTGCCAGAAGCTGAGCGTCACGCGCGGGAGCACGACATCCTGCGCCGGGTTTGTGTGGGTTGGGATGACCAGGTCATCGGCGATGACAACAAGCCAGTCGCGTTCACGCCGGCGCTCCTGGACGAGATGCTGGAACTGCACAGCTGGTATCGCATCGGTCTTTACTCGGCCTACCAGGAATCGCTGACCGGCCGGGCCGCCGAACTGGGAAACTAAAGGCTGCAGCGCGGGCCTGGGTCTTCGCGCTGCAGCAGCGGAACGACCCGGCCAAACCTGCGCCCGTCGATATCAGCGGCTTTGCCGCCCTTGGCGTCGTTCGCCAACCAACAGAGCAGGACGAAGATTTGTTCGAAGTCTGGGACATCAATGCCGCCTCCCTCGACCTGTTCCTGGCTGCCCAGAGCCAGTGGCGGATCATCAGCGTCGGCATGACCGGCGCGTTGGTCTGGCTGGGCCTCGATTACCAGGGCGTCGACGTCCTGATGCGCCGGCGCGGCGCCAGCGACAAAGACGAGCAGCTGTTCGCTGATCTACTGGTCATGGAAGGCGCCGCGCTTGATGCGTTCGGCGACATCGAGCGCTGATGGCAAACCCGTTCGTCATATCCGCCAAGTTCACGCTTGATAGCAGTAGCGGCATCGCCTCGGCCAACCAGATCAGGCAGGAGTTCGGCAAGATCGAGGCTTCGGCAGGGTCTGCTGCCACCTCGATCGCACGGCTGGCGGAGCAACAACAGCGCGCGGGAACGTTGAGGGCTTCGGGGATTAACTCCGCGCTCGGTGTCCAGGACAATTTCGACAGCGCCGCCCGGTCGGCCGATATTGCAGCCTATGGCCGTGAACTGGACCAGCTGCGGGCGCGGTTCAATCCCGTGTTTGCCGCGCAGCAGCAGTTTGCTGCTCTATCGGGCGAAATCAATCGAGCACAGCAGTTGGGCGCGATCAGTGCATCAGAGGCAGCGGCCGCGCTTCTCCGTGAGGAGAAGGCCCTCATGGCAACGACCGCCGCCTTCCGCCAAAACAGCCAGGCGGCCAACGAAAACAAGGCCGCGCTCGCAGCCCATTCATCGGGTCGAAACAATTTCAACACGGCCAACGTCGCGGCCCAGTTTCAGGACGTCGGCGTCACCGCTGGTATGGGCATGGACCCCAGAATGATCGGGCTCCAGCAGGGCACGCAGCTGGCCGCTGTGTTCGGCACCATGAAGCTCACAGACGCCGTCAAGACGCTGGGGGCTGCGTTTGCCTCGGTGCTGAGCCCGGTATCTCTTTTGACCATCGCTGCAGTCACCCTTGGCGCAACCGGCATCCAGGCGATGATGGGATGGATCAGCGCCAGCGGCAAGGCAGCCAACGGGATTGATGCTGTTACCCAATCGCTTGCTGAGCAGGCCGCGCCTGTGGAGTCGATCAAGGGCAGGATATCCGAGCTGCAGGGCATTACAGATGCTTATGCCAAGGCTATCAGAGGAACAGCCAAAGACCAGTCAATCGCCAGCGCCTCGATCATTGCCAACTCTGAAAAGGAGTTCAATGCCAAGAAGTCCCTGCTGGAGCTTGAACTTAAGCGCCAGAAGGCCGCAATCGCCGTCCAGGAAGCCGAACTCGGCAGTGCCGGCCGGGCTTTGGCCAAGGAAGTCCAAGCGGCAACTCCTACCGGCAGCTTTGACGCCGTCGCCGGCGGCTACGCGGATGACCGGGTCGGGCAGTTTGTCCGCTCGCCGTACCAGAACAATGTTCTGGCCCGCACTCAGGAGATCATCGAGTCCAGCCCGCTCAATGACCAGATCAAGGAGACGCGCGCCAACCTGGACCTTGCCAGGATCTCGACGGAAGGGCTTGAGGACGCGCTCAAGACCACCTTCTCCGAAGGCGTCGCCACCTCCATTGGCCGCATCGCCTCAACCACGACAAGTGCTGCAGAAAAAGCCGCTGAGAAGTACCGCGACCTCATCCGGTCGGCGCAGCAGAGGATTGGCCTGGCCGAGATCGAGGCAGGCAGCCTTGGCATGACGCGGGAAAGTGTCGCGCGCCTGACGATCGCGCAAGAGCTGCAGAACAAGGCCGTCAACGACAATATCAAGC